ACCTATGCTTGTTAAAGGAGTTATTATTGAGATGGTATTTCAATTAGGTAAGACTGGTGTATCTAAGTTTAAGAATATGTTTGCAGCTTTAAACGAATATGATTACACAAGAGCTGCAGCTGAAATGATTAACTCAGCCTGGTATAGACAAACGCCAAGCAGATGCGAAGAGTTGGCTAACTTAGTCAGAAAGTGTGAAATATAAATGTTACCCATGTTAGGAGCAATAGCTCCACTTGCTAAGATACTATTCTCTACCATAGAGAAAGCAGTTCCAGATAGAGATTTACAAGAGAAATTAAAAGCACAACTTAATCAACAGTTATTACAGTCAAGCACAGAAGAATTAAAAGCAGCAGCATCTATCGTAGAAGCTGAAGCTAAAGCTGGATGGTTTACTGCATCATGGCGACCACTACTAATGTATGTACTTATATTTATTCTAGTATGGAATTATATTTTGGGTCCAGTAATTAAAATATTTACAGGATCAATTATAACATTTGAATTACCAGGCGATGTTTGGACATTATTACAGATTGGTCTTGGCGGATATGTAGTTGGTAGATCAGGTGAATCTATTGCTAGAACAATGGCAAACAAATCTAAAGAATAATGTCTAACGATATAGGCACAATGTTTTCTCAAGCATACAGCAAGAAAGTATCTTTACTATCTCAGCAAGGTAGCAATGTTAAAATTAAAATAAAGAAAAAGAATGGCAAAAAAAAATCTTGAGAACAAACATATACGCAAACCACCTAAGAAAAGAAAAGGCAGACATACAAAGCGTGTTAATAAAGGTAAGACTTATAAAGAATATGTTGGTCAGGGGAGAATATAGTTTATGTTAAATGTCAAATGTATTTTTTGGTTAAGAAAAGGATTTTGTGCTTTACTAAAACAGTGTAAATGCTTTAAGATAAATGAGGATGACTACAACCCTTTTAGAGAAAAATTATAATGGTTAAAAAAATTTATCAAAATCCAAGAGGTGGATTAAACGAAGCTGGTAGAAAATACTTTAATCGTACTGAGGGATCAAACTTGAAAGCTCCTGTAAAGACAGGCACTAATCCAAGACGAGTTTCTTTTGCTGCAAGGTTTGGTGGTATGAAAGGATCTTTACTTAGCAAGAGTGGTGAGCCTACAAGATTAAAGCTAGCATTGAAGGCTTGGGGTTTCGGATCAAAGGAAGCTGCAAGAAACTTTGCCAATAGAAATAAAAAGAGTTAATGGGTAAGAGAAAAGAAATATTAAAGAGCTGTGGTAACTGCCATATCTGTGGCAAAGAACATTTAAGTAATGAAGGTGGCTGGGTTATAAATGCAGAGAAGTTAAACTTCTGCCATTCATTAGATCATAGTTGTTATGAGATTTACTTTAATAATGTAAGAGCAAAAGAGAAACAAAAGGTTGTCATCAATACAGAAAATGATAAGCGTATGAATATGTACATAGAATATTTAAAATCTAAAAAGTGCAGACATAAATACGCAGGAGAATAATATGCCACTAAATGCAAAAGGTAAAAAGATTCTAGCAGCCATGGAAAAAGAATATGGTAAAGAAAAAGGTAAGACTGTATTCTATGCTTCTGAGAATAAAGGAACTATTAAAGGTGTTAAGAAAAAAGGTAAATCGCTAATGGCGATGTAGTATGGAATCTAAATATCACAAAACAAAAGAAGGTAAGATGGCTCGCAAAGGTTTATACTATAATATTAATAAACGTAAAGAAGCTGGTACATCAAGATCTAAATCTGAATCTACTATATCTAAAAAATCTTATAAGAGTTTGTTATCAGGATTTAAAAAGTAATTACTTTACTTGATCCATCACGTATTTATATCTATTCCAAATAATGTGATCAGGTTTCCAGAAATGTTCCTTATTCATTTTCATTCTAACATGGTGGATCATAGTGGTATGATCTCTGTTACCAAGGATAACTCCAATCTTTGTAAAAGGCATTGCGTACTTATCTCTAAGCACATTAATTAATATGGATCGTGCAATTACAGCTGATTGTATTCTAGTCTTAGCAATAACATCATTAACATTAACACCCAGTTGATTGGCAACAATACATAATATTTCTTTTACGTTCTCAGGGACCACAACATCATTGATGGTTACATACTTAATAACTTCTTTAACAATCGTTTGTTTGTGCCTGATGTAAGTTCTAAAATATTCTCTTGCTAGTTTGTAACCAGTTTTAAAACCAGTACGATATAATTTTTTTTCTTTATCATTTAGATTTGAAAAACTATTAAAACCATACCTAAGTTTTATTTGTTGTTTAAATTCTTTTGGTGTCATAGATCTCCCCTTGGTTGTTTAACAACCTATTGTTGTTTTTTTAAAACGATAATAGTTTAAGCCATTATCTTTTCTTTTGTCTGCTCTATTTCAAAGATTAACTTCTTTGAATCGTACAAATACTTTTGGTATTTATACTGATAATCAAGAGCCTTGCGATACTTCTTTTCTTGCAGATCTCTCAATTTTTGCAGACGAACTTTTAGTTGTTCCAACTAATTGCTCCTTCTGTTTAATCGTTGTAAAAACTGTTTTAATACTGGAAATCTTAACATCAATCACTACACCTTTGGCAGCTGGATCTGATGCAATTTCTGCACTATCAAATTCTTCTGTATAAACAAAAGAACATTCACAGTTCTTATTACGTATGAACTTTAGCACTACTTATCCTTTTTGGCAATACTGTTTTTATTCCTTAGATTCTTAGTCATTTTGCAGTAGATAGCAAGATCATCGTAGCTATCCGCCTTATATCTTTTGGTGCAACGATAGAGTTTAAGTGCCATCATTATATGACCAACGTCTTCAGGCACTAATGCAACTTTAACCTTATCAAATAAAACGATAGAGAATAGCTCGGCAAGTAATGCAAAGTTTTCTTCGTAATCTCCATACTCTTGATGACGATCTTCTATAATTCTTTTTTGTATTTTTTCTTCAATGTCAATGAAGTCTGATTTGTTTACCATGTATAATCCTTTTCTGTTTTTTACTCTACCCCTAGGGAAACAAAGTGAAAGGGTAGGCATGACTGCCTGATGAAAACCCTAGGGATAGAGGTAATAATAGTATTACCTACTATTAGTAATTGCGATTACCAAAAGATTTGTTACTTGTAAACGCTTTCTTTTGAAATCCACCAGCTTTAAATGCTGGTTGTTTATTTGCTCCTGCTGTTGCTTGTGCTTCTTTCTTTGTTAAGATCACAGTGTAACCGCCTGTTGGATTACCTTCTATGTCTGTTCCATCAAACGCACAGTAGTCGTACCACTCATTATTAATGTTCACATTCATTTTCCAATTTTTTCCTTCTGGGGCTTTTGGAGAATTAGGTGCTACCATTACTGGTTGGTTATCGCCTTCTTTTTTATTTACGTTTGGAACAAGATTTAAATAGATCTTGTTCTTTGGTTGGTCGTTCATTTATACCTCATTTTGAGTTGTGATCTCATCACGCTTACTATTAAATTTATTTAAAATAGAATTGTAAGTTGCGAGATCTTTTATTTTTATCTGATCAATTAGTTCTCTGTTGGCACGCCAAAGGAAATCTAGTTTCGCTGTGTGCGGTGCGTAGTGAACCTTCTTAATCAGTTCATTAATTGTACTTTCATCATATCTAATATTGGCTGATGATGTACCTTTAGTATTCACAGGCTGTACAGGAATTTCTAATTCCTCATACTCTTCCTTTGAAGTTACATCTTCAAGAAGAATACCCATGAAACTTAAAGCTCGTGTGATAGCAAATGTTTCGGCTATCTCAATATAACCTGGCTTATCTCTAAACTGTTTAGAGTAACCTGTTGCTATAATATGTTCTGGATCACATTTAGTTATAATACATTTCATTATAACATAACGATCAGAGTGTTCCTGCATTACGCAGTTAATACCAAACTCAGTACCAAATACTTCTCTAAAGTATTTAATCTTGGACCAAGCTGATACAGTTTTTTTACCATGTTGATTAACGTATGCACCATTGGCTGCACACAATTCATTAACCTGTTTTATTTTTTCTTTCATTATTTCCTTTAGTTGTTTTTTCTATTGAGCAACTATAAGCAAATACTTCTTTTGATTTATAAAAAGTACCATGCTTATTCTTGCCACTTGTTTTTCCTTTGTAAGTTACACTGTCAAATAACTTATCGCAAGTTCTAGCGTCATAAGATTCAACTTTATAGCCTAGATTATAGACTGTACCATTCATCATTATTAACATTAGAATTACTTTCATCTATAATTATTAATTACTGCCAATAACAATATAGCAATAACAATAATTAAGAATATTTTAATAAACATATTTCTAAATTCCTTATCTTCTTTCTGTTTAAGTTTACGCATAATAATATCATGCCTAAAATTTTCTATAATCTTTTGATGGGTTTTATTATGATAATTAATATCCATTATACATTATCCCAAAGGCTTGCAGCTTTACGAACATACTCTTCTTGAATATCTTTCCACATAAAACCAGAAAAATCTGGTGGTGCAATTAATTTAGCCATCTCAAAAGGATTACCTTTGCAAAGATAAACCAAATTCTGTCTGATCTTAGCTTTAATTAAATCACCTTGAACTAAGAAATCCATATACTCAGGAGTAAGTAGTTCGCAAGTATCAGGTGTGAATACATTGTAACTATCTTGATTAACATAAAGCAAGTGAGGAGTTTTACCAGTAGCTTTCCAATAGAAAGCACATTGCTTAACGTGATTAACATCAGGTGCTTTAGGTAAATAACCTTTGATCCAACTGAATCCTGCTTTGGTATCTGATTTTCTTTTTGATCTATGCTTAGTCTTTAATTCTATAAATTTATTTTTATTATCTTCGTAATCTATTCTTCCGATCTTTGGCAAAACTAATTCTTTAAATTTATGAGTGCAATATCTTTCACTGGCAGACTCACTATCTAAACCAATGTCTTGAACAGCTTTCACTGTAAGCCGAATCATATCTGTAAGATAATTTTTTGTATCTTCGTGTTGCTCTTTATCAGATTCATTGTGTGCTTGATACTTATCATATTCTTTTAACTCTTCTTGTATTACTGTATCTAAATCTTTTTTCTCATTAAGAATTTTCTTCTCAGCATCATACATATATTTAGATAAGAACTTTTGTGATGCTCTACCAATAGAAACTCCAGCAGTCATACGATAAGAGATGTTCATCAGTCTTCTATCTTCTTGATTGAAGTGGCAGTATCTAACTAACCAATCTGAATCTGATAAGTTCTCTTGTGATGGAGAACTGTGGTCCAAACCTAATTTAGAATAATAAGAGAGTGCCAAATCCTCATCAATATTTTTAATAGCTGCTATAGAATTGTTCTTTGTTAAATCAATAACCATTTTAAGCCTTTCATTTTTTAGATAACCAATACATATATTAACAATTTAAGTCAATCTTAAATAAACATTGACTGTTAATAACTTTTATGGTTATGATGCCAAAACGAAAGGATAACAATGAAATACAATCAACAAATAAAACGACTACTTAAAAAGTATCATAGAATGTTTGATGCTTTTGGAAACAAAAGGAAAAAAAAATGACACTAAACGATTACAAACAAAAGAATAAACTTAGCAACAAAGATCTTGCCAAGCTCATAGGATTAACAGGAAAAAATCCTATCGTATCTGTGATTAGGTATTTAAAGTCAGAGAGAATACCTCATCCTAGATTTATGAAAGTAATAACAGAAAAGACAGGCGTTCAACCTAATAGCTTTTATGAGGAGTGGTATGACAAGTATAAAATATGAAAAGGCAATCGTAATTTGGGAGGATATTAATAGTTGCGACAGTGCATGGAACACTCAATCAGATTTAGAAAATCTTAAACCTGCTATGTGCCACACTATAGGTTATCTTTATGAAGATAATACTAACTTCATTAAAATGTTTGCAACATACAGTATAGATCCAAATACTGACGAACTAGACGTTGGAGATGCAATCGTTATTCCTAAAGGCTGCGTTGTTTCAATTAAGAAATTGGAGAACTAAATGATTGATAAAGAATTGCATGTTGAAGATGTTATTGAAATATTTAATGATAAAATTCTAGTTCTTAAAAAAGAAATAGACAGACTAAATGAAGAGATACAGGTTTTACATATAGAACTTATGCAAGAAAGAACTAAGAATGAAACTAAGAACGCTTGATTTATTTTCTGGTATAGGTGGGTTTAGTTTAGGTTTAGAATCAACAGGTTTTTTTGAAACGATTGGCTTTGTAGAAAAAGATAAATTCTGTCAAAAAGTTTTAAAAAAACATTGGTCCAACATTAACATTGAGGAGGATATAAGAAATGTCAAAGGAGAAAAGTACCAAGCAGATGTCGTTACAGGGGGATTTCCTTGCCAACACCAACACAGGATTCAGCATCAGAGAGAACGAAGAAGTACAAACAAGGGGGGACACCATTATCAATGGCAGTCAAGATGTTTCCAACGCCAACAGCAGGTTGTGTAGAGGGAGGGGAACAGAGCTCAAGAGTGGAGATAACAGAGAAGGGTGGATTTATACTGAGAAAGAAAAACAAACCAGAGAACACATTCGGTGCAAAACTATCGGATGCAATGCTGTACTTGGAAAAGAAAGAACAAACAAAACTTGGTGGCAAACTGAATCCGAACTTTGTGGAGTTCCTAATGGGGTTTCCTATGAACTGGACAAAGATAGATCCAATAGAATAAAATCTTTAGGCAATTCTATTGTACCACAGATAGCAAGACAAATTGGATTATCAATTATGGAGGCAGAATTAAATGGATAACATTCAAAGCGGAGCTTATCATGGCAAGATATAATTATTTTGTTGGTGGGTTTGGCGACTTCTATTCCGAATGGCATAGAAATAAATGTAATGATATTGCTTACATAGATATTGATTCAGTTCCTATCTGTATTAACAAACCTTGTTGGAAACCATTAGCAGTTATTGAAACTGTATATGATACTGGCAAATATCATAAGAAATATACCACAGTTGTAGAATATATAGCCAAAGGCTTAAATATACCCTGTTTTTTGCTATACTATAAACCTATACCAGATACAGACAGCCTAGAGTTCAAAGTTCAGCGTCTATACCCCTTTAAAAGCGATTTAAACCCTATTCTAGAAGAGGAGTGGTATTACGTTATGTTAGATTTACAGATACAGCATGATAAAGTGTGCAAATATAAACAAAAATGATACCATTTCCTAATAAAAAATACCAGATTATATATGCAGATCCACCTTGGAAGTTTATAGGATGGAATGTAAATAAATCTGGTAAGAAATCACCATCACAACACTATGAGTGCCAAGATTTAGAGTGGATTAAAAATTTACCAGTTAAAAATATTTCAGATGATAATTGTTTATTATTTTTATGGGTTACTTATCCAACATTAGAAATATCTTTTGAAGTTATTAAGTCATGGGGTTTTAAGTATGCAACTGTTGGTTTTACTTGGGTTAAGACAACAAAAAATAATAAATATTTTTTTGGTTTAGGATATTGGACCAGAGCTAATCCTGAGATATGTTTAATTGCAAAGAAAGGATCTATAAAAAGATTATCAAAAAAAATACCCAATCTTATTGTTGATCCTATAAGAGAGCATAGTAGAAAACCAGATATAACTAGAAAAAATATTATAGAATTAGTTGGAGATCTCCCTCGCATTGAATTGTTTGCTAGGCAAAAGACAGAAGGTTGGGATGCTTGGGGTAATGAGGTTTAATGCCTAAATATAAGCAAACAAGATTGTTAATTGTAATTTATGTCTAAGTACAAGCAACATATTAGAGTACCTACTGGTTTATTTGATCATCCTGGGTACAAAGGCTTGGCAGATAACAGAAAGCCTTATGCTTTAGCGATCATTGTAATGCTTTTAAAGTATGTAAATCAAAAGAAAGGCGAGTGCTTTCCTAGATACGCAAAGATAAGAAAGGATTTAGGATGCAGTAAAAAAACCCT